AATATAACACAAGGGCAACTTGTTGGCCGTCCTGGGTACGGAACCATGATATGGAGTTACATATTTGAAAATCAAACACAAGACACAGAACGTGCCATACTAGCAGAAATACAACGAGTAGCCAGCTTGGATCCAAGAATTTATTTGCAATCTGCCAACATGTACCCGCAACTGAATGGTATATTGATCGAAATTGAACTGATGTTGGTTCCAGGGCAAACAACTGAATTTTTATCTTTGTACTTCGACCAACAAACCGCCAGCGCAAGCTACGCATAAACATAAACTGGGCGGTTTATTTTCGCCATAAATAATCTACAAGATGGATTATTATGGCAAAAACTACTAGACAAACCGCAGTATTTGGAGTTGAAGATTGGAAACGAATCTATCAAACTTACCGCGAAGCTGACTTCCAAAGCTATGACTTTGAAACTCTCCGCAAGAGCTTTGTTGATTATGTACGATTGTACTATCCAGAAACATTCAATGACTACATTGAATCATCAGAATTTATTGCCATACTAGATGTAATGGCATTTATGGGCCAGTCATTGGCCTTCCGTACAGATTTAAACACTCGCGAAAATTATTTAGACACTGCTGAACGTCGTGACAGCGTGGTCAAACTTGCAAACTTGGTAGGTTACACCCCAAAGCGCAACACCGAAGCCAACGGATATCTCAAAGTATTTTCAATACAAACAACAGAAAATGTCATTGACTACAACGGCATCAACTTGGCCAACATTACTGTTAACTGGGCTGACCCTACAAACTTTGACTGGCAAGAACAATTCAATGCCATTATAAATTCTGCACTGGTAAACACTCAGCGTGTTGGCCGCCCTGGCAATAGAACAACAATTCAAGGTATTCGCACAGATGAATACACAGTCAACTTGGTACCAGGATTCCTTCCTGTGATTCCGTTTAGTGCAGTGGTTGATGGTGTCAACATGCCATTTGAAGCTGTGAGTGCCACTGCCACTGGGTTGCCTGCAGGTGTAGAGTATGTTTACGAACCAAGTCCACAGCCCAACGGGCAGTTTGGCATGCTGTTCCGAAACGACCAATTGGGTTTTGCGTCTGCTGACACTGGTTTCTTCTTTTATTTCAAACAGGGCGTATTACAGAATCAAGATTTTAATTTGCCTGAGCGCATTGCCAACCGCGCAGTCAACGTCAACATTGAAGGTGTAAACAACACAGATCGCTGGTTGTATCAGTTGGACAACGTTGGGAATATTGCCCGCGAATGGGATTATGTCGAAAGCGTTTACACTGCCGCGGTCGAACAACAAGAAAACCTGCGTCCTATATATTCAGTTGCCAGTAGAGCAAATGATCAAATTACATTGAACTTTGGCGACGGCGTTTTTTCCGAAATTCCTGTGGGATTTTTCCGTTCTTATGTTCGTTCATCAAATGGATTGCAGTATATTATCAATCCAGAAGAAATGCAAAATGTGATTTTAAGTATCAGTTATGTTAGCCGCACTGGCCAATTAGAAACACTGACAGTTACTTGTGGCATCACAGCACCAGTGAGCAATGCACTTGCTCGTGAAACGATTGATGAAATCAAGCAACGTGCCCCGGCTCGTTACTATACGCAAAACCGTATGGTCAACGGCGAAGACTACAACAACTTTCCGTTTACTGCCTACAATTCAATTATCAAATCCAAAGCACTCAACCGTGCATCAATTGGTACAAGTCGCTATCTTGACTTGGTTGACAACACCGGCAAGTACAGTTCTACCAATACATTTGGCAGCGACGGTGCGTTGTACGAATCAAACGAATTGCCAACATTTTTGTTTAGCTGGTTAACAACCAATGACATCAGTGATGTGCTTTCTAATCGAGTCGAGCCGTTGATAGCAACAGAAGCTGCCAAGCAATTTTATTATGCAAATTTTCCAAGACCATCATTAACTGCGTTGGCAGTCAGTTGGAATCAAAGTACAACATTGGCCAATGAGACAACTGGTTATTTTAAAAATACCGCCGGGAATCCTGTGCCAGTGGGCACATATTCCAGCAACAATATGCAATATGTGCAAATTGGCAGTTTGATTAAATTTAGCTCCCCAACTGGTTATTACTTTGATGCCAACAATAGATTGGTATTGGGCACACCCACAAGAGCAGACGAAAAATTGACTATTTGGGCTTCTGCTACTGCGGTATATATTGATGGAACCAATCAAGGCCGAGGCAACTTCACCAATGGTCTAGGTCCAGTTGTGCTCAACAACTATGTTCCAACAAATGCACAATGTGTTGAAGTTATTCCTTTGTTTGTAACTGATTTAGGAACAACTGTTAAACAAGATGCACGGTCACAAATTGAACTATACCGCAATTTTGGCCTAGGTTACAATAACTTAACCAACACTTGGTATGTGATCACGGCATCAAATCTCGCAGTCAATGCTGCCTGGAGTCAGGATTATGCACAAGACACGTCGGGTGCCAACCTTGATGCAAGTTGGGTCGTACAGTTTGTCACAGATGGCGAGTCGTACACAGTGACAACACGAGCACTCAACTACTACTTTGGCAGCGTTCTCGAAACACGATTTTTCTTCTACGGCGACGAGCAAGTGTACGACAGTCGCACAGGAACAGTTATTCGTGATTTTGTAAGAGTGTTGAAAACAAATAGCCGCCCTGATTCAAACTTGCCACTCGACAGCGATGTTACAATGCGTATTATTGCACAACCAGTGCTGTCAGACGGCTATGTTGATGACTATCAGGTATTGGTATCGTGGCAAGACAAAGATGCCGATGGCGTTCCTGATAATCCAGATTTCTTTGACGAAATTGTTGCTCCAGATGTGGCCGCAACTACCAAATTGGTATTCTTCCAAAAGATTGTGGACTTTGATAATCTTGAGCGTTATGTTTTGGTTGCATCAGGAATTGTCAATGACCAGTATGCTACATTAGATGATATCACATTAGAAAAAGCTCAATACGTTGTTGGACAAGTTTTCTATGCGTACACAGACAAGTTATTTTATATTTTAAGTTTGACCGCATCTGGAACAACTGCATTGGTAGCAACAACAGAATATCAAACTCGTGTTGGTCGACAAGATTTATACTTTCAGTATCGTCACAACAGTGCATTGACCAATCGCATTGATCCTGGCTCAACAAACATCATTGATTTGTATGTGGTAACGCAAGACTATTATACTGCTTATAGAAATTATATTCAAGACTCTACCAACACAGTGGCAGAGCCAATACCCCCCACAATTGATCAGCTAAGTACAGAGTATGCAGGATTACAAAATTATAAAATGATCTCGGACAACATGATTGTGAATCCTGTGAAGTTTAAACCATTGTTCGGTGCCAAAGCAGCCGAACAATTACGAGCAACTATCAAAGTTATTCGTGCTAGTAATTCAACTGCATCTATCAGTGAAATTAAAAGCACTGTGGTAGCCAACTTAGATGCGTATTTTGCAATTGAAAATTGGGACTTTGGTGATGTATTTTACTTTTCAGAACTTTCATCATACTTGCACCAACAAATGGGTGACATTGTGAGTTCTGTTGTATTGGTTCCGCTAAACCCACAAAAGAGTTTTGGTGATCTATACGAAATTAGATCAGCACCTAACGAGATATTTGTCAACGCTGCCACAGTGGTCGACATTCAAGTTATCGAAGCATTAACAAGTACTAACCTTAGAACTGCCCCAGGCAGCGGAGTAATTTAATGGCAAAAGTGAGAACGGTAGATTTCTTACCTGAAATATTTCAAACATCTACAAACAAGCAGTTTTTGGCTGCTACATTAGATCAACTGGTTCAAGAACCAAAATTTAAAAAGACACAAGGTTTTGTTGGCCGTCGTGTTGGCCCGGGCGTTGACGCCAGCAGTCAATATGTAGTCGAGCCAACAACTGACCGCCGAAACTATCAGTTAGAACCCGGTGTTGTTATGTTGAAGACTGATAGTGACACAGTCGAAGATGCCATTACATATCCTGGCATCAGTGATGCGCTGGCCACTCAAGGGGCGTTTACTGACAACAGCGATCGACTTTACACCAGCCAGTATTATACATGGAATCCACAAGTTGACTTTGACAAGTTTGTAAACTTTAGTCAATATTATTGGTTACCAGCAGGGCCGTCATCTGTTGACGTAGGCGCCACTGCTATTCCACTAACAGCCAATTATACAGTTACACGAGCAAATGGCGTATACACTTTTTCTAACTACACCACAAACAATCCGGCCATTACTCTTGTTCGAGGCGGCAACTACACATTTAATGTAGCACAAAATAATAAAGAATCGGTAAATTTTCGTGTCACGTCAACTGGCATATCTGCATACGTAATTGACTATGTGCCAAATCCGGCATTGACACTGATTCGTGGCAACACTTATGTCTTCAACTTAAACCTTGATGTAGCATCGCCTTTTTGGATTAAATCTGCTCCTAGCCAAGGCACAGGCGATCAATACAACACAGGCGTAAGTCGCAACGGATCACAAACTGGAAATATTACATTTACTGTTCCACAGGACGCACCAGATAATTTGTACTATGCCAGCGAAACGCAATTCAACATGCAAGGAACATTTGCAATTGTGGACGGCACACCTGGAACAGGCCCTGGCTTTTGGATTCAAGCAGAACCCGGTGTCACTGGAACTCTTCCGTATGCACCCAATATCAGCAGTAGAGACGTGTTGGGTGTATCTAACAACGGTGAAGATCTTGGCACAGTCACATTTGATGTTCCATCAGCAACTGCACAAAGTTTTTATTATTCACTACCTAGCATCGGATCAGTTGATTTAATAACTAATTTAAAATTTGAACAAATTAATAATCAATTTTTAACTGAGTTTTTGACACAAAATCCAAGTGGCATCGATGGCATTACCAATTTAGATGGCCGCACAGTTGCATTTATTAATAATGCCGATCCTGACCAAGGCGGGTGGGATGTTACTACACAATTTGATCCGTTGATCAACACAGGCGGCGGCGTTGCCGGAGCCGGTTCTTTTGACAGCATTCCGTTTGCACAAGCAACGCCGTTGACTCAGGCACAACGTTACAGTGTATGGAGAATTGAATATGTTACCACAACAGACGGCCAACAATACATTAGATTGAACAGCGTATTGTCTGTTGATAATTTGAACAAATTTAACATATTGTTTGGAACTGAATACTCAAATACCGAATGGTATAAAAATGCCAACGGTGTGTTTGAACAGATTCCTTTGCTGACAGCAATTAAAGATGTTTTATATTACCAGGACGGCACTGACCCAGAAATATTTGGACAGATACGAGTAATTGACCAAGAGCAGGCTGATACAATTTTTATCAGCGACATCATTGGACAACCTACATATACCAGTCCAACCGGAGTAAAGTTTACCAATGGTCTTAAAGTGCAATTCCGTGGAACAACATTTCCTGCCAGTTACGAAAACCAAGAATACTATGTCGAAGGTGTAGGAACTGCAATTAAATTATTACCAGTTGCTGATTTTATTACTCCCGAAACATATACACAAAGTGCAAGTGTTCCGTACGACAGCATTGGGTACGACGTTGGAAATTATGATGCCACAGACAATGCTCCGCTGGTTCCTGACTATTTGACAATTAATCGTGCCAGTCCTGATTTAAATGCGTGGACACGCTCTAACCGTTGGTTCCACATTGATGTTATCAATGCCAGTGCCGCATATAACAATACTGTAGCAGTGCTGAACAATGAATTCAGAGCCAAGCGCCCAATTTTAGAATTCAATGCTGGCACAAAATTATTTGGATTCGGTACACAAGGCAAACAGCCAGTTAATATTGTTGATTTTAATTCAACTGACGCATTTAGCAATATCAACGGCTCAATTGGGTACAGCACCGACGGGTATACACTTATCACCGGTAGCCGCATTATTTTTGCCAATGACTCAGACTTACAAGTTCGTAACAAAATATACGAAGTGACATTTATTGAGCCTGACACAGTTGATCCATTGATTAACCAACCTATTATAAATTTAACACCTGCGTATGATTCTACCGTGCTTGTTAATCAAACTGTAGTTGCACTAAGCGGAATAACTCAACAAGGGTTGAGTTATTACTTTGACGGTGTCAATTGGATACTGGCGCAAGAAAAGACTTCTGCCAATCAGGCACCTTTGTTTGATGTGTTTGATTCTGCTGGGGTAAGTCTCAGCAATCAAACATCATACCCCAGTACTACTTTTGTTGGCAGTAAGTTATTCAGCTATGCAACAGGCACAGGAACAGCAGACCCTGTATTAGAATTTCCAATTCGTTACCTGAGTCTTGCCAACATCGGCGACATTGTGTTTGATAACAATTTATATACTGATACATTTAATTATGTAACCGGTACCACTGGCGTTGTTGGCAATGTCAGTGATGGTTTTGTGTATCAATATGCTGATCGTGTTTTATATGCACGCAAAATTGGATGGGAAGTTGCTG